GTATCTGCTTTGTATGACTTTGGACTAGGCGATATCACTGTTACGGATTTGAAGATCGGCGATGCACCTGCAAGTACGTTTTCTCCTGAACTAATCTGGCATCGTAATAGTTATGTAACCCATACAACTTTCCTAACGCGAAGAGTAGGATACGATTCTTATAGCTACACATTGAAATCAGGCTCAGAGTTGATTGTCCGTACTAAGCAGGCGACAACAGCGTTTGACGTAGATATTACATTCCCTCGAGGCTTGTGCTATTTTAATGACCAAGGAAGTCCAACAACTCATAGCGTATATTTAAATGCTCAATATAGATTAGTTGGAGAGACTACTTGGCGCAACGTGCCAGCTTCAGCTTTCAAAGGAATAAATGCATGGGAGCAAGAAGATCCGCCTCCACCTGAAGTATTCAAATACTTTGATGGAAAGGCATGGACAGGAGATCCTAATCAGCGCATTGGAATTTCAGCTGCGACTAGCTCGAGATTTGTAGCGGTCGTTTCGCTCGCTCCTCCTGATGTAGGTGAATTTGAGTTTAGAATTATAAAAGGTAGCGCCGATAATACAAGCACACGTATTGCTGAAGAGATGGTTGTGACCACGATGAAATCCTACAAGGATGGATCGGTTGTCAATCTAAATAAGAAGCATACAATGTTAGAGATGCGTGTAAACGCTTCTGAGAAATTGTCTGGCACCGTTCAAACCTTGAATGGTATTGCTACTTCTGTATTACGTACTACTCAAGATGGTAAGACGTTTATTACCGAGGCCACAAGTAATCCTGCATGGATTGCATTAGATATTCTAACTGGAGAAGGTAATCGCAAGCCTATCAAGGACGAATTGATTGATTGGCCGAGTTTTATCAAGTTTGCGAAATTCTGTCAAGATAGAAAATACTTTGCTAACTTCGTAGTAGATTACAAAACGACAGTGCAAGAGTTGTTATCATCCGTTCTGTCGACTGGCCATGCGGCAATGTTATTCACGACCTCAGGTAAGTATGGTATTCTGCTTGATGAAGAGCGCACAACTCCTCGTCAGTTGATTACTCCTGCAAACTCTTGGGGTTTCAGAGGTAGTCGAACATTTGCGGACATTCCTCATGCGCTCCTAGTGACCTTCATTAATGGAGAGCCGTCTGGCACATATGTAGAGAACGCTCCAGAAATCAATTGGGTCAAAGAAGAGCGTGTTGTTTATAACGATGGATTCGATGAGACCAATGCTACTCGCTTTGAGACGTTAGAGACCTTTGGTATCACCAATCCTGATCAAGCATGGCGCTATGGTCGCTATATGTTGGCGCAAGGTATCCATAGAAGCGAGCAGTTTTCTGTAAGCATGGATATAGAGAACTTAGCAGTTCAGCGCGGCGATCTAGTTCATTTAGCGAATGACGTTGCTAAGATTGGCGGTATGCCAGCGCACGTTGTATCTGTAAACGGTAACACGGTTTATATCGATCAAACCTTGTCCATCCAACCTAATGGATACTCAGTCCGTAAGACTAACGGTGAAATTAGAACAGGTGGTATTATTTCAGCTACGACAGACGTAGATGGCACTAAGTTAGTATTAGATAATGCGGCTGATATTGAGCCAGATGATTTGATTATCGTTGGAGTTACTGAGCGTGTTGTTGGTAAATATATCGTACAGTCTATTACTCCAGGAGCCGATCTTTCGGCAGAGCTAACGCTTGTTAAGTATGCTCCTGAAGTTTATTTAGCTGAGACAGGTGAGATACCTCCATGGGATGCTGAGATCTCTCAGGATCTTATAGACTCTTCAACGCTCTACATTGCATCGCTAACAGCCAATCAGTCCTTTGTTTATGGTGATCGTCGGCCTTACGCCGCTATCAATCTGAACTGGACCGTTGGCGGCTTTGGGTATGCTAAGGCCAACGTGTATCTCGATGTGCCAGATGGATCGAAATCCACAACGTACTTAGGAGACTCAACGACCCTAAGCTATCAGCATATAATCGATCTGCTCGGCAATCCTGCGCTAATCAACGCTCCTCTAACATTCACTGTGGTCCCATTGACTTCAGGCGGTGTTGAAGGTCGTTCGGCAAGTGTAACGATTATCTTAGGTAAGGATACCACTCCACCGGCTGACATTAAAGATTACACTCTAAACGTTCAGTCAGAGACTATCCAATTATCTTGGACAAAGGCTACTGATCCCGATCTTTCTTATTATGAGATTCGATATTCACCTGATATTCGTATACCAGATTGGAAATATAGTCAACCATTGGCGCTTGCTCCTTGGAACTCTACGACTGTTTCTGTTGGTGCTAGAACAGGCACATATTTTATCCGTGCTTATGACACGACAGGCAATGCGTCTAACGTTGCACAGCGTAGAACGACAGTTGTTCAGCTACCAAATACTGAGATTGTAAAAGACATTGATGATCGCTTGACTCTTTGGCCTGGTGATAAGACGAACTTTGACGTTCGTGCTGTTGCTAGAAATAAACCAATGAGCGAGTGGTATAAACTATCTGATGTAGTCTTCTTAGACGAGGTTGGCGGCGGCGTTGGTGACCTTATGAGTAGCGGCCCATGGGGCAACTCAGCTACTGATAGCACATATATCTACGATGAGATTGTCGATTTGACAGATATCTATGAGGTCCGTATATCTTCTAAAATACAAGCACATGGCGAGTATGAGAGTGGCGAAGCTGCTCCTACAGATCTATGGGATTGTTGGTTAGAAGTGCGCGGCACTGGTCAGATGAACTTTATTTCAGACTGGGAAACTATGGCAGCTCAGGCTGATATGATTGGCTCTAGTGGAAATGAATGGTCTGATTGGCGTCGTATGATGGTTGGTGACGTTACTGCAAAACTAATTCAGTTCCGTATACGCGCTCAAGTCTACGATCCAGCCGTCAAGGTATTTGTTACAGATGGATCTGTTATCATCGACGCACTAGATCGCACATGGTCTAAGAATAATATTGAATTGCCTGAAGGCGTATCAACGATCTATATGGATCCTCCATTTATGTTTGATGATATTGCTGTAGCGATTTCAATCGATGGTAATGAGAAGCCTTTGACCGCTAAAGTCTATAATAAGAATCGCTTGAGCTTTGATATCGAGTTGTACGATGTTATGACATCTCTAACAAGCGCCGGTCAAGTTGACGTAGTTGTTCGTGGCCAAGGCCGTGAGCGTATCGAATCTATTTAAGGAGTTTTTATGTCTATTACAAATGCTAGTGATTTTCCAATCATAGCTGCATCGACTAGCGGTAATGCGCTGGCTGATATCTTGAATAGGTTGTATGGCGCTATTCAAACAAACCAAGCCAACGCTGGACGGCCACCTGACATTCAGACAGGCGGTCTATGGACCAAAGTTGACGGTGCAACACTCGTTCTTATGATGTTTAATGGCGTAAATGATATTGTTATTGGTACCGTGGTTGGAGACAACAGCGTGATCGGTGACTACGTTTATCCATTAGCCAATGAATTTAGTGAGCTCAATTCGTACACCGCTGGTGATGTTGTTTTCGATCCAGCAGGCAAGAAGTACTATGCTGCTCGTACGGATTTAGCCCCTAACGTTCTTCAGATTGGCGATTGGCAAGAACTGCCAAACGTGTTTGATGACATGTTGAGGGCTAACACTTATCGCCGTAAGGAAGTCTACACTAAAGATGAAGTAGAAGCCCGTATTGCGGCGGTTGTAAACGCTACTGTGGCGAATTATTTGCCCCTTTCAGGCGGTACTATTACTGGTGGACTGCGTGTCAACGGTGATATTACCTCTGGCGGTAACGTCAACGCCTACTCATAACATATAATTGATTTATTGATTTGATGGTCAGAACGACCTAGAATCGCTAGGCTACAACCTAGGAGTATTGATAGGAGGCTACCAGGAGATCCCTGGTGCCTTCCTTTACTTCATTGAATAGTGACTACTGTCCTATCCCGTATGTTGGTCTCCAGAGTCTTCTGGCATCGACCAAACTATCACTCTCGGTTCTCGAAAGTGACTTTCCTTCTCGTACTACTTTGCACTACTAATCCCACTTCTTCAAGGGGCATTTAGCAGTTACCATGTGTGTCTTGATTGCCATCATACAGCCACACTTCTTACATAATCCTATAAAAGAATACTCAGGACAAGCTGCACAGATTGCTATACGCTTTTGCGATAACTCGCTCATGGATATACACCAATCAGTTTCTTTAGGTCGTCATTCTCTCGCTGAAGCCTATCACGCTGAGCCTTTACAAACTCATAGTCGCGCTCCAATTGAAAGTAGCGATCGACTGCACTTTTAAACATCTCGTATAGCTCTTCTTTCTCGTAGATTATCATAAATATCCTATTGCAGGTTTCTGAATGTCAACAATCGTTAGTGATATTCCGACTTCTTTGGCCTGTTCGACCATTTTATTGAATACACTGGCAGTATATGCGCTCATGCCTTGTGCTTCTTTATAGCAGGTGTACATACTTCCAGAGTAATTCTCTACTTCCCAATACGTATCTTTATCCGTAACGCGAGTAATGCCAGAGCTAAAACGCCAAGAGTCGGAGCCAGCGTAGCCGCCATACCAGCTTCCTAAAATCTTGCGCAATGTGTCTTGTCCATCGCTCTGTATCTCTACTACTTCCCATCTGTCTGGCGTGTAATCGCTCATAGCATTTCCTTTATCTGTTTTATATGTGCCAATAACCGGTCCTTAGAGTTTTTCTCATACGCAATAAGGACCATCTCTAATCTATCGATAGCATCGGCAGCCTCATCTAAAAGGTCTGCTATGCGATCTGTCTCACCTGCTTGGACCGACTTTCGACCAGGTATTTGACGCCTAATCTCAGCACGCTTTCTCAAGCGAAAGAGTAGGTCATCGTTTTGTCTATTCGCCATCATGCTCTCCTCGTTGATACGCTTCTTCATGTTTATCGCAAAGCGTCCTAATCCAACCGCCATTACGGCGTTGGCCTGGATCGCCACACCATTCGCAGGTTTGACCACTAATGGTTTCTGCTAGCATAACCATACCGAATATACGCTCATCTCCACCGCTATAGTAGAAGCTTAGCGTGCCAAACTTTTCTTTCACTTGAGACAGAACGACCTGTGGCACTTCATCAGGAATCTTCTTGCTCTTTTGCTCGATAGCATACGCTCGTTGGCGCTCTCTCCAATCGATATGGCTCTGAATGTTATGCATAAGAGCGTCTAAGAGATTATACCAACCGTCTCCACATTCAAATCCCCAACACATCGCGGTGGTGCGCTTATCTTTATGCCTGTCCACTAGCATCTTAGGGTACTTAGCGCACAGCGCCTCGTCTAATTCCTGTCTCATATTGTCTCCATTAAATATCAGTATCCTGGCGCGTCGTAGTCTCTAAACTTCTTATAGATTGCAAAGCCATCGGCTCCAAAGGAAGGACAAACCATAATCAATTCAGGCAGAGTATCTTGGCCTACTTCGCTACCCGCTCCGCAGATAAACATTCTATCTACACCGTAAAGTTTTGCTAATGTTTCCTTCATAAAGGCATGCTCTTCTTGGAGCTCTTTTAATTCTATCTCAGTTACCATGATTCAACGTCCGTTATATTTATCTTTGCATCGTTATCAAAAGAGTCTTCGAACAATTGAAAGCTCACTGTTATTTCGTCGCCAATTCCAGTTTTATTTTCTGTGTCGATAGTAAAGAACTCTACTTCATGGAAGTGGGTAACAATCTCAACCAGTTTATCCACTTGCTTTCTATTTAGTGTTAATGTTGTCATAAGTTTACAATCTTTCTTGAAAAGTTTACAATGTTTGGCATCCCGATACGGATTCGAACCGCAACCTTCTGTTTTGGAGACAGACGTGCTACCGTTAACACTATCGAGAAATTGTTTGGTGCCGTCACTATGATTCGAACACAGGACATCCTCCTTACAAGAGAGGCGCTCTACCAGCTGAGCTATAACGGCGTTACTAATGAATACTCTATCGTATACGTTTAAGAGCGTATGGTCGTGAACGTTTAAGGTTACTCTTTCGAGCCGATTGCATCGCTTCTCCTAGCGGTAGCCTTTATTCGATAAGTAATCAGCTGATCGATGCCTCGTTAGAGGTGGAAGTTGGCTAGGATAATTTCCCATAGATAGATTGGGTTGATGTGTCTTTACGCGTATTCATTAGTGCCCACCTTTTGTTTATGGTGGTGGGCGACCATTGTTTCGTATTGGTTTACTATCCTCTTGCTACCTAACAGGTGTCTAGAACTGTAGGCTTTCCGCTTCGGACAAGGTTGGCTTTACGTTTTCGCCAGCGAGCCAATACTAATTTACTACGATAACCCACTCGTGCATCTTTCGATGTAGAGGAGCGAGCCATGTTGGTGGCTTCTTCGACCGCGAATCCGCAATCCTCAAAAGACTTCAGCCATTGCCTTGTTGCCAGTGGGAGTCGAACACCACATTCCCTTCCATAAGAAGGATACTTGCTACTGCTCCGTTGTAAGATGGCCTTTGTGGTATCTGCTATTACGCTTCCAACGCATATAGCCATTGACCGTGGAGCATTATCGTTGCTCAGCGTTCTCAGGAATACTCTCGTCGCGATAGGACCTGGTTCCATCTTTGACCAGTAGGCTTTCCACCTACGCGCACTTCACTTTAACGTCTGCGTGTCCAAGACGATACTAGCAGGAAATTCCAATCTCGGGTTGGATACCGTATGGGTCTGGTAATATTAAGTGCTGATGCCTCCAGTCACACCTTGCTAGATTTATTCTTCTTTGAATGCGTAATAATAATCTTCGGTTGGCGGGCAACCCATATCCATTAAACATTCTTCAATCGGTATGATATCTCGCTTTGCCATATTGCGTTGGACCTTTAATTCTTTTATTGCTTCCATGCGTTCAAAGCCTTGTGACATTAATCGTTCAACAATGATATTCATACTATCTCCTCGATTATACTTCTGTTTTTTCGTAGTCGGATTTTGATACACCACACTCAGGACAGTTGACGTCGTCAGGCAAAGCCTCCCAATCTTCAACCGATAGCGTGTGACCGCAGACTACACAAACCATAACATACTGTTTATCCATTGTGATTCTCCAATACTTTAGTGTATGCATTAGCGTGGCGCTGCTCAACACCCTTTAGCGCTGCAAACCGTTTCTCAGCTTTCACCAGCATATCTTGAAATTGCTGTGCATGCTCTTTACTTTCGCTAATCTGATCCCTGATTTCTGCCATCCAATGGCTTGCACCATCTAAACGCGCTTGAATCTCAAAGCGTGGATACATTTCTTCGAACTCATAAGTCTCACCTTCGATGGCCATCTCTAAACATCGCTTAGTTGACGGCTTACCGATCAGTAATTCCAAGTGGCCCCAAGCATGTAAGATTTCTTGGTCTGCCGTATGCTCAAAGTGTTTTGCTACCTCTTCAAATCCTTCAGCCCTTGCGAGCTTAGCAAAGTAGCGATATTTAATGTGAGCCATTGACTCACCTGCTAACGCGCTCTCAAGATTAGCAAGAGTTGCGTCGTGTTTACTTTTGTCTGTCATGTTTCCTCTCAATTTTCGTATAAATAAACCAATATTATTATTACTAGAGCGATAACTATAAACCACATCATATCTTTCTCCTAGTCAATATTAAATCCTGTGTAATTTTCTACTTTCTGTTTTAACTTTTCAAAAGACGAGTTGGAAGTATGCTCTGTCCAATCTTTTGCGCCTTTAGATTCTAATACAACGTGGCACATCTCATGTAAAAGCGTTTCAGTCAACTCTTTATACGTCTTATTTTTAACCGTAGAGATTTCGATCTCATACTCATGAAACATCCCATCATCGGCGATAGGATTTACCCATCCATACGCGTCTGGGTCTTTAGTTAGTACGAACGTAACGCACCATTCTGGCACTACGTCTGCCTTCAATGGCACAAAGACCGTTGAATGCAAATGCTCATACATCATGCGACATAGCGCCGTGGTTATCTTCATACTAATCCCATAAGTTTTGATAATACTTGCCAAAGAGCTCAAAGCCCTTTTGCTTGCGTTTCTGATAGGCTTTTAGACCTTTCATGTCGATTTTAAAGGTGTCGTTTGGACCCTTCTTCCATTCAAAGAGTGTAGGTTTGCCGTTCTCATCCCATTCTACTGGGATTGTAAGGCGATCGTGCTCACCGCTATAGAATTGCGATTCACCGTCGTCTTTGCAATGCTCTTCAAATGCCCAAATCATTTCGTCCATTACAGCGTTCCACTCAAGCTCAGCAGCGTCGAAGGCATTATTGCTATCATCGCCTGCCTTGATGAATGAGCCTGGAATTCCATGCTTTTCAAGACGTAGCTGTTTCAACATCGGTAGAACGATAAGCGCCAACGTATGGTCCATACTCCATGTATCGTATCGGTCAATCTTGACGTATTCAATACGTGGACTAAGCTTCTCACGCAGTTTAAAGATTCCTCGACAGATTAGGTCAAGCCACTGCGGCGGCTCATTCTCATATGCGTCGTAGTCTTTTTTCCAGAAGAAGAATTTCTCTTTAACGGTGTAAGGCGAAATCCAGTGATTGCGATACCCTGAGATATAGACTTTCATAGCAATTCCTTAGATTAGCGCTGCAATTACAAACGTAGCAACTATCGCTATTCCAATGATAATAGCCGTTCCTTTCATTCTAGCGTAACGGCGCTCATCGCATACTTCTTTATTCCATTTTCCATTTTGTCTCATATATTCTCCTAAATCATCGCATGGTTTTTTATTCATCAAAGTGTCCTAAAATATCTACATGTAAAATGAGTTCATATATTAGCATAAAAACATAGAATGCTATCCATAGGAATATTGTGGTGAGTAGAATAAGAATAATCGAGAGGATTATTGACTCTAATAACTCAAATACGAGCTTCTTAATTTTCCACATGAATAGCTTCTATACCTAAATCAGCAAGTAAATGCAGCCCAGTGCTATCACGATAAGCGTCCCGGTAGTAGTAACGAGAGACTCCAGCAGCGCTAAGGAGAGCAGCACAGGGAACGCAAGGAGATAGAGTGCAATACACATCAGCACCGCGCAAGCTGACACCATGCTTGCTAGCAAATGCGACAATGTTAGATTCCGCATGTATAACTTCTTTTTTAGTAATTCCATCGTGTCCCTCACAGACGTTATCAAATCCTGGCGGTGTGCCGTTGTATCCAGTTGCCACAATCCTTCCATCTCTTACCGCAATAGCTCCTACTTTAGCGTTTACTGCTTTGCTTTCTTGTGAAATCACTTGAGCTATCTTCATAAATGTTGATGATTGTATGGGCATTTTATTCTTTCTTTTTATCTTGATGCCACTTTTTCATAGCAGCCGATCGCTTTTCTTTTTCTGCAGTTGACTGCACTCTTCCTCTTACCTTATCCATTCGCTTTGCTATCGTTTCTTGCGATTGGACTTTTCCAAGGCGTGAAGTAGACATTTTATTCTTGGTCTCTTCTGAATGAGTTTTGCCTTTCATAGGCGCAAGTCGCGGGTGATTATCCACCATCTTCTGCCGTGTCTCTGCTGAATGCTTTCTACCAATCCATGGATTCTTACGATTCCTATTTCCTTCAGCGATTCTTTTCCTTATAACCTCTTCTTTACCTATCCACCCTTCAAGAGTCTGTGCGGCTAGTTTATCTTGCCACCTGCCGTGAGTAAACCATAAAATCCAATGGGCTTCAGCGTGCTCAAGAGGAGTTAGCAATGCAATAGGTCCATTGCGGCCTCCTGCGTGCTTAGGAATTATATGGTGTCTATGTCTTACCGGTGTTGTCATAATATACCTCATTGTTATTGTCTTGCAGCCACGACGGTGGCCTAGGGATATCTTAGGACCACCTTCTCTATAGGGATACTCAAGTACGAGGCACTGTCTCGCCGTAAGTATAGTGTTGCCTATATCCACTGCATTTCGAGTGCTTCATGACTCACGTGGGTGCTCCAAGGGCATCCTTAGACCGCAAAGGAGCTGCCACAGCCACATGTAGACTTGGCATTTGGATTATGGATGGTAAACTGCGAGCCTTTCAATCGGTCACTAATATAATCGATCGTGGCACCAGTAAAGTATTGCATACTCATAGAGTCTACGATAAGTTGGCCAATAACAAAGTCATCAGCTTCTTTCTCATCTTCAATACTAAATCCATAATTAAATCCTGAGCAACCGCCGCCTTCTATAAAAGCTCTAACATATTTACCGCCGTCGGTCAGCACTTCGCTGATTTGATTCGCTGCATTATCGGTTACTATGAGCATTTGCATTTTACCTCGTAGTCATGTATTGCCGCTTTCACAGCGTCTTCTGCTAAGATTGAGCAATGGATTTTTACTGGAGGTAAGGCCAGTTCTTCTGCAATCTCACTGTTCTTAATAGCGCCAGCTTCAGCCAACGTTTTACCTTTGACCCACTCCGTGACGAGCGAGCTTGACGCAATTGCTGAGCCGCATCCATATGTCTTGAAACGAGCATCTCTAATAATACCATCTTCTACCTTTATTTGGAGTTTCATTACGTCGCCGCAAGCAGGAGCGCCAACCATTCCAGTGCCGATCGTTGGATCGCCTTTATCGAATGAGCCTACGTTGCGTGGGTTTTCGTAATGGTCTATTACTTTGTCTGAATACGCCATGTTAATTCCTTAATTTCATCAACCCAAATCGATTGAGTATTTTATACCACATCCATCCAATATCAAACTCAAACCATTTACGGCTTAGCTTGGGATTTGCTGGGTTTTCGTGATGATTGTTGTGAAGCTCTTCGCCACCAATGATAATACCAAAAGGACTCAAGTTAGTTGAGTAATCTTTTGTGTCAGTATTGCGGTAGCCAATGTAATGTCCAAGACCGTTCACGACGCCAGCGGCCCAGAACGGAATCCATGCCATCTGAATAAGCCATATTACTATGCCCCATCCATGAAACAAGAGTGTATTGATAACCAACAGCAGCATTACTCCTGCTAATTGATACTTGCTATACACGTTGCGTTCTATCCAATCGTCTGGCGTGCCAACACCGTATGAGTTGACCATTTCCTTATCTGTCGAGGCACTAGCATAATAAAATGCGCCACCAAACAGAATCTTCCAAATGCCTTCGTTATGCGGCGAGTGTGGGTCACCTTGCTTATCACATTTGCTGTGATGTTTGCGGTGTATGGCGACCCATTCTTTAGTCACCATTCCTGTTGTCAACCATAGCCAAAATCGCATGAAGTGCTCTACATACCGATTAAACGTAAAACCTCTATGGGCCTGACCTCTGTGTAAATATAGAGTTACGCAGACGATCGTTATATGAGTTGTTATCAGTAAGTAAAGTAATTCAATCATTATACGCCTCTCAGTAAGGTCATCAAGCTAACCATTAAATCTTGAGCTCTATGATCGTGCGACTGAGCGCGTGCTTCTAAGTAAGGCATAATTTCATCAACCACGAAATTACCTAACTCAATGTTCTCTTCAGCAAGGCTGTTATACATTTCATCTTGCTGATGGAAGATTTGCTCAGAGAGATGCTTCACCTTATCTAGGCAACATCCCTTCTCGCAGCTAAGTCGTGCAAAGTTCACTGTCATCATATTCTCCAAGTTCATTTGAATCGCCAGGTAAATTTTCCTGGGTGAATTTCTAAAGAAATACATTGGAGCCCACTCGTCAGAATGGACTCCGTGTATTACTTAGGCAAACAATAAATAAAAGCCTACAATCGTCAGACCAATGGCTAATACGCTTAGCGCGTGAAACTGACGCTCGCTAAACTTATCTTCGATCTTAGGATTTGGCATTTTTAGACTTTCTTGCCACAGTTGGCATTACTAGGCCATACTGCTTCAATACGTTAGGTAATTCTGCGGTTTTAGTTGTGATGGTTGTAGTCACATTAGGACCTTTGAAGGTCACAGTGGTTACGTCATCTTGTTGCGTAACGATTGGCATTACTTGCGCTTCTTTAAAACTTTCAAAAGCGGCTGTAAAGCGCTCTTCAAGCTCGCGAATTGCTGTTTCGAAGTTGTGCTTCGGATTGAAAAAATCAAACATTTAATACTCCTTGATTTGGTTATAGTCTGTATGGCAAAATGCCATTAGCTCTTTTTATGATAAATCTTTGGACGCTTACCAATCTCATACACAACAACGTTTCCGCCAGTGTGCATATCGATTTGTGTAGCAGCCCATACGGCTTCTTCAGCTGAATGGCCTAAGAGCATAGCTCCTAGCGCAATCGCCTGTCCGCTTCCTATACCATCGTGAGATTTAACTCGCCAAAATTCTAAACTCTTATCAGATAAGAATAAACCGTCTTCAGTAAGTCGCATAAAATCACAATCATGCTCTTCTTTGATTTCTGGTTTGTCGCCTTTTGGACAGCCTTTATTAAACCAATCAATGACCTTCTCTTCAGAGCGAATATCACCCGCTACTCCGAGTAAGGAGCCATCGTTAAGCTTAAATACCTTCTCACATTTGTATGATTTAGTGCTTGAGTCCTCATCAGAAACTTGCGAATCTGAGACTAATATCATACGCTCTGCGTCACCAATAATACACGTCATAATATTTCCTTATAAAATTTAATATGCTATTGGAAATTCTTTATTTGTTTCTTCTAATACATCGATTAACTCTCGCAACTCTTGCAAAGTCCGTGCACTAGGCACTTTCTTAAACAAGAGAGCGACGTTAGGTAGAATAAAGAACTCTTCGTACTCGTCAAGCAGCTGCTTTGGAACGCTCATTGCCATCCTCTAAGTGTGTAATTTGCCATGTCCAATAGTCTAAGCCTGTGAAATCATAGACCTTACGAAACATTACGTCTTTAAATTTATGACCGGCGTCTTCGAAACGCTCTTTAACGTTCGTTTGGTTCGATGGAATATACACCCAATTTGGATTATTGATATCAGCTTCGACTCTGTGTTTAATAATAACCTGCTCCATTGTTTATTTCCTTATATAGTTTATAAAATTCATCTTGTGCCTTTGTTACTTTGGCTTTATATGCTGTAGCGCCTCCAGAATAACGACGTAAGTCGCCATTAAACTCTATTAGAATGTCCGTTCCAGCATCGATGTTTTGATATGGATCGTGAGCTAATGCTTTACATTCTCTTTGAGTTGGGGCTGGAAAACGTTTGCAATGCATAGGCAATAAAACCTGCATAAGGCCTGTCGCACCACTCGGGTTTCTCGCATTTGTTTGGAATCTCGACTCAACGGTGATAATACCTAAAACTAGTGTTGGGTCAATCCTCTTTCGATCTGCTATTTCGAATACATAATCAACGATGGTTTTGGCATTACTGATTTTATACGTATCTTCAATAAACTGCACTACTTTGTTTTTGAATACTACCTCTTCCGCAATGGCAGAAGATGAAATCGATAATGACATTAGCAATGCAATGATACTTCTTCGCATAATATTTCCTTTATGAGCGCTCTATTTTCTCCAATGCTTCATTCAACTTGGAGAGTGCTTTGGAAACCTTAGGAGACCAGTCCATTGTGTCAGACGTTTCCCATTTGGTCGCTAGCTTTGCGAACTGATTAGCTGCTGCAACAGCGCCAAGCAAATTCGCATAATGAGCGGAGTCCGCGTCAAGTGCTTTAAGACCATTGACTAAGCCGTTGCGAAGGCATACGTCAAATAGAATATCTTTTTGGTCTTGAGTAAACTCGAGTTGGATGGTTGAAGAACCGTCAGGATTATCCACAATCTTTGAGACAAGCGAGGTGCTTTCATCAAATACTTCTGGATTACCGTTGATGGTCTTATAGGTTTTAGTAACCGGCTTCTTCTTAGCCATTCTGTTTCTCCTTATACTTCGCTAGCTCTTCTTTGCAGCTGTAAGCAAACGTCTGATTACGGCTTGAGAAAAGTAAACGATTCAACGCTGCGCGGAGTTTGAGATTAGTCTCAGCTTCAGCGACAGCGCCAGTAAGGATAGGGACAAACGCTGAGTCATAGGCTGACAAAGCGGCCAAAGCGTCTGGCAAACTAATTACTAAAGATTTACGAGCGGCTTCCACCACTTCTGGCGGTAAGGCTTCGCGTTCTTGTGTCATAATATATCCTTCTTATTTTAATTGATTGATAGTTGATTCTGCTACTACTGCTAAATCGTTATGCTCTTTCCAGAATGCATAAGCCATTTCACGCCATTCATCACGCGCAGTTGGATTATCTCGTAAGAAAACCATCTTTTGCGAAACTTCAGCGAAGTTAGTATAATCGAGACCGATGGTGCCCGTATTTACACATTGACTTACTGGATCGCCACGTCCTTTATGGATAAGCGAGTCAAGCAACTCTTTGTGGAAAATAGGCACGCAACCAGAAGCGATTACTTCGGCGTGGCAATACTCGATGTTGTTGCAGTGATACTTAGCAGGTAAGTTGTAAAGGTTTGAGCCAAAAGCTGACTTACCTAAACGATACATAGCCTCTTCATTGACGAATGGTGGCAATAAATACGCGCCAACGTGCTCTACTTCGGTGCCATGCACATGCTTACCAGACTCACCATACTCCTTCTCTTGGCGGAAGTAGTTGGATACTATACGACGCGTAGATGGGTCATCCACGTCAGTGTATAGGAGGTCCTTGTAACCAATAGAGGCCTCAAGACCTTCTAATACCGTAATGAATCCGCTGTCCATCAGAGCGTGTTGATGGAAGTCAATCGCTAACTTCGGATTTTTCCAAGAAGCTGCACGGCCAATCCAGCGCCATACACGACTGTCTTGCTCTTCAATAGGCACCCAATACTTTGAGCGATGTGAAGCGTAGTCGAAGCCTAATTCCATCTTGGTGACTGGAGTCGTAACTTCATTCTTCACTAACCATCGACAGAAATCGTTTTCTAAGGAATGTGTTGTAAGAATGTCTACATTTTCGCAGATTTCTTTGAGATTCGCGTTGCGTGTGATTGATTGCATCTTATGGTCGTGTTGGACCATCGCTTTGCGAACTCTAATGGCTTTCACCATATCTAAGAAACTAGAGGTTGTCTCATCATCCATCGATGTGGCTGGCACAGAGTGAATAACCACTAACTCGTAGTTTTCGTTTATCTGCTTTGCAATCTGTTGCCAATCTTTAGCGCTTTTAAAATCTATGCGATTTGGCATAACAATGCCTTTACCTCGTGGCCACTTCTTTGTCATGTCGCAAAAGATTTCACCACCAACAGCGGTTTGTAGTTGTTTGGCAGCCATACTGACTCCGCACCCTTCTACACCGCGTCCTAATATATGTGCTACTTTCATATTATTTCCTTATAAATATTTAAATTGAAAACCACCAGTATGCGTTCGACGCGCAGTGCACGCTTCTCTAACATTTCCTTGATGGAGATTTAAATCTCTTGCTGCGTGATGTGCGCTTTCGTATACTTTTCCATTAGTTATGCAAAGAATAGGAATGCATCGCGCTTTTGAGACTTTACGATTTCTTTCTAATACTATTTCTTTGTTATTATCATGCCAATCTTTCATTACTTGCTGAAACATATTGGCTTTATCTAACATTCCTTCTAATCCAAGGGCGGCATTCTTATCGTGAATACGTTTATGCGTATACCAGAGAATCCAATGCGCCTCTGCATGCTCAGCAGGAGTAAGAATAGCGATAGGTCCATCTATTCCTCCAGCATGTCTAGGAATTATGTGATGTTTATGTCGCATAAAATCTCCTAGACAAATGGATTTGTTGATTTTACTTTTACCTTCTTTGTGATAGTATCGGCTGGACGCTCCTTGGTTTTCACCATTTGCTCATAGCCGCAATACCACTCTAAGGCGTGTAGTTGATCGACCAACCACTCCTTTGTTAGAGGAGATGGAAGGTACGTCAAGTTATACGAATGTGTCGCAAAGAATTTTCTACTGAATACTCCAAGGAGTTCGTCAAGCGACATTTGTTGATACTGTTCGTTCATCGTCTGGTGGAGTCCATGTTGTAATAACGCCATCGTTATACATCGTATGGTCTAGCATTTTGACCATTATAGCGTTTCGTAGTGCTTCATCTTCTGTTAGTCCGTTGTCAGTGTAGCACTTGACGACAGTAGACCATAAGACACCGTATTTATCTAAATATTTGTTAGCTTTAGCAGGACCAATACCGTAAACGCCTGGCACACCGTCACACATATCACCAGTCATAGATTGTTGGTAATGGAAGCGCTTAGCATCGTCAGGACTAATGTCCATTAGGATGTGTTTGCGATTCTTTTTGACGTGAAGCATTTTGCCAGGAACGCATTGGAGGTCTTTGTCCATTGATACATGAATGATTTCACCTGGATGGCGAGTTGCTAGAATACCTAGCACATCGTCAGCTTCAAGATTTTCCATGACTAATGATGGATAAGACTCAATGACCCACTCTCGAAGAGGTCCTAATAACACAGGACGTTCAGAGTCTTTACGGCTTAGTTTATAATCAGGCCAAATTTCTTTACGAAAGTTCTTGTGATGCGAGAAGCATAACACAAATTCTTTGACGCCAGTGTAATTTTGATATTCCTTGATTACGTTGCGCACTATTGCTTTAGCTTTGTTGATATCAGCTTCGATAGAAACGTTTTCAGAATCCCATACAATCTTTTCTTGGGCTCCTAAGCTCGCTTGATAAAGAATGATATCTGCGTCAATGGCTAACCGCATGTTGAGTCCTTTCGGTTTGAAGTGCGTCCAAGGTAAAAGCCTGATGGAGCTGTAAACGCCATCGTATCCTTTACGCCATTCGTATACCACTTTTTGCCAACGTGCGCTCTACCGCCATTTCCCATTTGACTTCCATGGGTTTTAATAGAAGCTTTGCCAGCTGACGATCGAATAGAGGCTAAATGTCCAGATTTAACGTTACGTTTTCCTTGGACGCTTCCTGATATCTTTCCTCCTGCTATTTGAGATTTCTTGCGATTCTCTGCGTTAGTAGAAGTATTGATAAGGATATTAGCAGGCATTTCACGCACTAATTCGATTAATAAATCTTCACACTCTTCAGCGTGTTTTGTCGTAGAATGAGTTTCAACAACTTGAATAGAATAGCCATTACTAGCGATTTCTTTCCATTTGCTGTCACGTTTCCACTTATCATAAGGACGCGTTACAGAGCCTGAGCCGATGTAAAAGATTTTGTTATCAAGATTACGCCGATGGATGTATGTCACTTTCAATGTAAATCCCTTCTCATACCGTCAGTTTCTGTTTCAAGTTGCTGAGCGATGTAACGCAGAGTTGCGATCAAGTTGACCGTTTCTTCACGATATTGTGGGTCTAAGCCACTGTCGTTCTTGTTTCGACGATAATCGAGATACTCTTCGAATACCATCTCAAGTTTCTGAGCCACAGGAGCAACTTCTTGACCATCAATATTTAAATCGACGACCAATTCACCATTTTCAATAAACGGCATAATGTGGATGTGTTTAATTTCCATGATGCTTCTCCTATTAGTGGCAATCTGCCCAATTTTGACCAACCTTCGCTTCTGCATCGACGCGACAGCGCATTCCTAAACGATTGCCAGCTTCTTGTGCAGAGGCTTCCATCAGTTTAGCAAAGTCTTGTGCAATACCATCTTTTGCGATCGCCTGAATTTCGTCATGGATATGTCCAGCAAACCAAAAGTCTTCGTTATACTTCCAACCTTTGGCTTCAGCCATTTCACGAGCAACGTTTAGCCATTCTTTAGCAACTACGGCACCAGCACCTTGTAAAAGAGTGTTTAGTGCAGCAAATGCTTTACGAACAGGGATGGTTGCGCCATGCAATAATTTAATATTGCCACGACCTTCAGCCGCTTTCTTGACATCGTTAGTGAATTTCTCGATTGCAGGAAAGTTTTCGTAGAATTTCTTACGAATTGCTTTACCTTCTTTCGTAGCACCACCAACAATCATGCCGAGCTTAGCATCACCTGCGCCATAAATCATAGCGTAGATAAGCGTCTTTGCTTGGTCACGAGCGAGCTTCTGTGCTTTTACAGACGAGTCATACACTTGGCCTTCAGGTAATGGAGGATGAAATCCTGCCGCTACAGCGTTAGCCCAGTGAATATCACCGCCTAAGATAATGTTTGTATATTCGCCATTGTCATATGCACCTAGGTAATGCGCAAAGCATCGTAATTCGATAGCATTTAAATCAGTGCCAATCTGTTTGTAGCCCTTTGGAGCATGAAACAGCGCACGACATTCAAGACCAAACTCTTTACGAGCGCCTGGCACTTGAGCCATATTTGGCGTTGAATGTGAGCAGCGAGTAGTTGCAGCACCAATCGTATTGATACGACCGTGCATACGACCATCGTTACCGACCATAGTCAGCCAAGCATTCTTACCTTCGCCAACCATACCGATAATCTTGTCGATGACAAAGTAGCGCTTTAGCTCCTTGGCTTCTGGATACTCCAGCTCTTCAAGGACTTCAGCATTTATCTCAGGTTTGCCAGAGGGCGTAAAGGCCTTTGGTGTCCAATTGTATTTATTCCTAAACCAATAAGCGATATGATCGCGTGAGCCTGGATTAAATTCAATCACAGTTGGCTTTAATGGTTTACCAGTCTTTTCAGAGACACGTTCAATGGTGCGAGTTGGGAAGAGTGTAATCAATTCTTGACGAATTTCTTCACGCTCTGCTGATAATCTTGCATACATTGCCTGTGCTGCTTTGAGATCGAATGGAAAACCTGAATCTGACATATCGATGGTGTTAAACCAAAAGTCAGTTTCAAGTTGTAAAGCGCGCTCACTAAGGTTTAAATCTTTGAGGTATTTGTAAATCGTAACGTTTGTTGAAACGTCTTGAATACAATACTTGAGCATGTCTTCAGTAAACTCTTCAAAATCTACAGGCTTACTCGCTTTATGATTTCCAAGGCGTTCGCCCCAAGATTCAAGTGAGTAGCTGCCATAATTCTTTTGAGAGAGTTTCGGATAACGCTTAGCCACGTCCATTTGATAAATATCAGGATTACTGAGCTTTACCGCAAGTAAAGTGTCAAATGCGTTTATATTTTCTTTTAACTTTCCAGGAAAAATCTTCCGAAGCGCTGGAATATCATAGCCAATAATATTATGGCCTGACAGCTCTTCAGCTTCATTTAGCATTGGAATAGCTTTTGCGATAATTTCATCATGTCCAACAAACGATAATACTTCATCTGTTTCAACGTTTTGAATAACTAAACAATGGACCTTTGTAATGGTGTCCAGTAACCCATTCGACTCAAGGTCAAAAAGTAATTTCATTATATCCTATCTATCATTGTAGGGTGAAAATATGTAATCAAATCAATCACTTATGTGATAGTTGAGATTGTCTAAGACCGCAGTGATGCGGTTTCGTCCATAAAGGACTCATCAGTTAGACTGTAAAAGGGCGCTCAACGTTGATATGTGAGCCAGCGCCTACTACCATTGTAGTATCTGCTTGGGTGGTAGTGCTAGTGGTGCTTGACGTGCTATTGTTGCTGTTATCGTCATGATTGTCGCTATTGCCACTGTCTGGTTTGTCATCATCGCTCTTTGGCGCTAAGTGGTCCAGTTTAAAGTATTTATTGAGAGCGTCAAGTTTTCCTTGATACTCATCAACAATGTGAAGCTCTTTTTCAATAGCGTCCATTAGATCAGTATGCTCAGGTAGTGCTAATGGATTTGATAAAATAACTTCCACATTCATGGTGTGTTTTCTAATGTGTGCATCATAGTGTGCACGGCTTGCTAAAATTAGTTTATTTCTAAGGCTCATAGTTTTAACTCCTAATGGATGTTAAACTACAGGAGGACTCGATTCAGGTTATCGATATAGTTTTGGTTGTCTGAGACCGCGACTCTCCCGAGTGGCGGTTTCGTCCATTAAGGACTCTTCAGTCAGACTGATTATTTCTTATGTTTCTCGAGATAATGTAAAGCGTTTAACACGCCTTCATACGTATCTCCGAGTTTTCCAATAGCGGAATTGCAATTCCAGCATAGTACTCCGCGTATTTGGTTTGTATCGTGGCAGTGATCGATTTGAAATTTATTTTTATCATCTAATTTAATGCCACAGCATTCACATACGGTTGCGTTAGTTAGAAGATTCTTTATTTCAGAAACCTCTAATCCAAACTTTCTAACGTAGTGCCGAATAAGACGAATCTGTGGATCGTTTTGACATGATTTACAATAAAAATATCGATTTTGTTTTGGATTCTTAACAGGTTGACTAATTACTTTTGTAGTTAATCTGCATCCTCTACATTCGATTACTGCCGAGGGATTACAAAAACTACGCAATCCCAAATTCCTTGCTGATGCGTTTACGCTCAGTCTTTGTTAATTTAGCCGCCTCGTCACGAGTGCCAAACGGTAAGGCGTATCCGCCGCTAACTGTAAGAATCTCATGACCACGTTTACGCAAGGCGGATACAGTGGCTGATACGTTCTTAACTTTATACTTCTTTGCAATGTATGCAGAGGCTGCTACGCCTTTTTCTTTGATTGCGCGGATTACGAAGTAGTTGTTTGTGCTCATCTTAAAATTCTCCAAAAGAGTTAGTTGATGTTACTTGGACAAATGTCTCAGTTAAACGGCCTGTGTCACGATTAAAGTAGAGCTTACCGGCTTCGCCGGTTTCACCACTAAATCGATTCTTTAGCACGCGTATTTGAGTTTCATTTGGATTGTCGGACTGCTGATTGCGCTCTAAGCCGATAACAATATCGGAAAGTTGTGCGATTGCATGAGAGCCACGTAATTGTGATAGTGAAGTATGTGCACCTTCTTCGTGACCTTTACCGTCTGGTCGCTTAAGGTGTGATACTAACAATAAACCACATTTAGTTTCTTCAACAAACGTGCGCAACATTGTCATAGCTTGATCGATGAGTCTACGCTCATCTATGCCT